TCACGTCATGTCAAAGCGCGCCACGATCCGGCGCGCCCAAGGGGGGCTCAGCGGGCTCTCGACAACCCCGTGGCCGCTGTAGGCGTGGACAAAGCGCGGCTGTGCACCGGCTTGCGTCAGGATGCCCAGATGCTTGGCGACAGAAGCCGCGCGCATGCGAAACAGCAGCACGTCGCCCGGCTGCAAGGGCTCGGACGCCGGGCGCAGGTGGTGTGCCAACGCGCGCCACAGGGCCTCGTCGCGCGCCGGTTCCGACCAGTCCGGGCCGTAGGGCGGGATCGCCACAGGTTCGGCCCCGTGCCGCGCCCGCCACACGCCACGCACCAGACCCAGACAGTCGCAGCCCGCGCCAAGTGTCGAGGCCTGATGGCAGTACGGCGTGCCAATCCAGCGCCGCGCCTCAGTCACCAACAAGCCCCGCGCGTCAGCCATTGGGCCGCTTGCCGCCGGTATTGGGGCCATCCGCGCGCGGCGTGGCCTGCAGCCAGTCGTCGCTGGGTACATGCGGGAAGCCCTGAAAATTCAGCGTATTGAGGAACTTGAAGCGGCAGGTCTGGAATCGCTTGTCGCACCCCGCCTCAACCCGCACCCGGTCGCCCGCCGCAGGTGCAAACCCCGGCACCGACCACAGATGCAGCCGCCGCAGCGTGCCGGCCCGCTCTTCGCGCCGCACCGGCACCGCCATGCCTGCGGCCGCGCCCGTCAGGAACCGCGCCTGCCCGTCGACGAACCAGTCGGCGGCGTAGTCGGGCAGCTCGGGCAGATCGAGCACCGCGCCGCCCTCATCGACGCCCAGCAGATCCACCTCGGCCACGAACCCCGGCTGATCCAGATCGAAGCCACAGTCCGCATCGCCCAGCACCGCCGGGCACAGCGCCCCAAACACCCGCCCGCCGCTTTGCGACAGCGGCTCGGTCAGCCCGCGCAGCTCGGCCTTGAACGCCCCGCCCGCCCGCGTGATCTCGCCCAGCGCGCCGCGAAACAGCACACGCCGCCAGGTGGGGTCAGTCCAGTCGACCTCCCAGATGGTCAGCTCGGCCCCGTCATAGCGCCCGGCAAGGATGTCATCCTCACGCAGCGCCGCGTCGCTCAGCGCGCCTGCGGCCTCGGTGTTGTCCACCGCCAGCCCGGTGCCCTGCATGATGGCGCTGGCGGTCATGCCGGTCCCGGCCCGAAACGCCATCCCGTCAAAGCTCAGATCGCGGTCATGGTCGGTAAAGCCCAGCACCGTGCCATCGGCGCGGCTCAGCGCCCAGGCGCGGGCGCGGGTGGTGATCACCTCGCTCATTGGCGCACCTCGATCACCGGCACCTTGGGCACCTCGCCCGCCTTGAAACTGGCGACCGAGACCTGCACCAGATCGGTATCAAACCGCACCGGCACGTCGAACTCGCAGCCGATGGTGATCTCGGCCCCTACACCCGGCGGCGAGGTGAAGGTGATCTGGCCGCTGGAGGTGTCGACCGACCACTCCACCGCCTCACCCACTTCGGTCCCGCCAATCGCCGCCCGCACCGTTCCGGCCACCGGCTTGGCAATCACACGGGCTGACGCCCACTCGCCCGAGCGATAGGTTTTCGACAGCTGGAACACGGTCGTCACCCCGTCGCCAAAGCCCAGCGACTGGTCCAGCGGCCCCACCGATTGCGAGGCGCGGCAGGTCTTGAAATCCGCCCAGTCTTTCCAGCGGAACCCGTGCAGCATGCCCTGACGCGCCTCGAAAAACGCGATCAGTTGTTCGACATCGTCGAGCGAACGCAGCCCCAGCCCCGCGTCATAGCGCCGCCGGGCCTGCGCCCAGGGGGTGTTTCGTTCCTCGAACCCGTTCGCCAGCGTGACGATCTCGGTCCGGCGCTCCGGCCCGCCCAGCGAGCCAAAGCTCAGCGTGGCGGGAAAGCGGATATCGTGAAATGCCATGGTCAGTAATTCCTTTGCCCTTGCGCCAGCAGGCGCTGCATCTGCGCGGCGATCTGGCTCTGGCTGCGCTGAAACCCGGCGACATCGGGCGTGTGGACGTTGATCACCACGCTGGTTGCCCGCCCGCCACCAGCCCCACGCACCCCCAGCCGCCCGTCAGCGCCGCGCGCCAGCGGCAGGATCGCTTCGGGTCCGGCCTCGCCCATCAGGCCGGTGCCGCCGCGCATCGGGAAACTCACCGGCGAGGACACCACGCCGCCCTGCGCGAAGGGCATCACCCGGCCCTGACTGAACGACGCGCCATTGGCAAAGGGCAGCACGCTGTTCATCAGCCCGCCAACCACCGACGACAGTGCCCCGCCCAGCGCGCCCTGCACCGGGCGCATCGCGGCGGAATAGAGCGCATCGCTGATCGACCGACCCAAGCCGCGCATCGCATCCGACAGACGCATGCCGTCAAAGATCACCCCGTCAAAAGCGCGGCGCACCCCGGTGCCCAGACTGCGCGACAGGCCCGCCATTTCACGGCTGGTGTCGCCCAGAGAGCGGCCCATGTCGGCCAGAGACGAATCGAGCGACCCCACCAGATCCGCCGTCGATCCCATCCGCGCTTCCAGCTCGGCCAGCTGCGCGTTCAACTCGTCCAGTGTTGCCATGTCCTGCCTCTTTTCCCTGCCCCGGACCGTCCGGGTAGCGCGCCAGCAGCGCGTCCAGCCGGGCGCGGGTGAACCCGCTGCCCGCAGCCTCGTCGCGGCCCAGCATGATCATCAGTTCCGCCGGGGTCAGCGCCCAGAACTCAATCGGACGCAGCCCCAGCCCGTGCATCCCGGCGCGCATCAGCCCCGGCCAGTCCAGCGCACTCACCCCGCCGCCCCCGGCGCGCTGAACGCGCGTGCCAAAAGCTGCCCGGCGACCCGCGACGCCTCGACCGGGCCACCCTCGATCTCGGCGCTCAGCAGGACCGAGGCCGCCACCGGCGTGCCGCCGCCATGCAAACCGGCCAGGATCAGCGCCATAACGTCGCGCGCCGAAAATCGCCCCGTTTCAAAGCGTTCGACCAGCGCCACCAGACTGTCCGCGCCCAGCGCCTGCTCGAGTTCGACCAGCGCGCCCAGCGTCAGCTTCAACCGGTGGCGCTGACCGTCCAGAACCAGCGCCACCTCGCCCGCCAGCGGATTGGCCATCAGACCGGCTCACCGCTGCCTTCGTCCGGCTCGGGCTGATCGCCGCCGTCGCCCTCGTAATCCTCGGGCGCCAAGGCCAGTTCGGTCGCCGACACGAACGACAGCGCGCCGGCCGAGGCCATCGACAACTCATAGGTCGCCTCGCCGTTGTAGCTGCCCGCATAGTCCAGACTGGTGATCTGGAACGGCCCTTCGACCGTGCCGAAATCGGGGATCACCACCTGAAACGCCGGGATCTCGCCGTTGAAGAACACCGCCCGCGCCCGCTCATCCGTGCCCTCATCCCGGAACACGCCCGACCCCGAGATCGACGCCGCCTTGACCCCGGCACCGGCCAGCAACTCGCGCCAGCCGCCTTCGCTGTCCAGACTGGTCACATCGACCGTCTCGGCGTTGAAGCTGATGCGCGTGGCGCGCAGCCCCGCGATGGTTTCGAACTGACCGGCCCCGGTCACGTCCAGTTTGATCAACAGATCCTTGCCGCTTTGCACAGCCATGCCCGCCACTCCTTATGTCTGAAACTTAACCCTCGACCCGCACGCGAAAGCGCAGATCGATCCGCCGCAACGCGGCCCCTTCGGCCCGGCGCGCCTGCGCCTGATGGAACCAGATCGCGACCACCCGACCGCTGCTCAGGCTCGGCTGGCTGCCCGGCAGGATCTCTCCGATCCGCGCCGCCGCCGTCTTCGAGGTCAAGAACCCCGCCGCATCGCTGACCACCTGCACCAGAACCCGGTGCTCGGCCCCCGGCCCACTCACGTCCGAGCGGTCGATGACGTCCTCTTCACCCAGCACCACATAGGTGCCCTGCGGGGTGGCCGGGGGCGGCGCGTCGAAGATGCCGCCAGGCACCAGACCCGCCAGTGTCGCATCGCCGCTCAGCAGGTCATAAAGCGCGACCTGTACGGCCGCCGCGTTCTGATAGCTCATGCCGGAACCTCCTCGCGCGCGTGGCACACCAGATAGGCCCCGCTCGGATCGGCCTCGCTGACCGCCAGAATGGTGAAGATCCGCCCGCCTTCGCGCAGGCGTTGATCCGGTCGCGGGCGCTGCGGGCTGCCCTGAGGGGCGGCGCGCAGATAGACGCGATACAGCATCCGCCCTTCGGGCGCGATCAGCCCGCGCCGCTCAGACCCCGACCCCGCGCGCAACTCGGCCCACAGCGTGCCCAGCGCCGTCCAGCTGGTGGTGAACCCGCCCGCGCCATCGGGCGTTGTGCCGGGTTCCTCCAGCACCATCGGGCGCGTCAGTGCATAAGCCATCAGCGATGCCCCCCTGCCGTCACCCGAACGGGCATCCAGCGCGCCACCAGAGCCGCCACCGGTCCCGAGCCCAGTTCACCCCCCGTGCGCCCCTCATAAAACTGCGCCGCCAGCAGCATCACCGCCTGTTGCAGATCGTCCGGCACCGCGTCCCAGCTCGCCCCGAACCCGGCGGTGAAGTCGACCTCGACCCGGCCGTTTGTCGGCACCCCCGGCAACACCGCACCCGTCGCCAGCAGCTGCGGGCGGTGACGGTCCACCACCAGACGCCACCGCGCCGGATCGACCACCGCGGGCACGCCGTCGCCGCCAATCATCGTCACCGCTGCCACCGCCGTCACCGGCGCCACCGGCAGCGCCTGCGCATCCGCCCAGCGCCAACAGGGCAGGATCAGCCGGAAATCGCGGCTCATCAGAGCCTTGCCGATCCGCGCCTCAACCGCCGCAATCGCTGCCCGCAGGTATTGCACCAGCAGCGGGTCTCCTGTCGCCTCGTCAGCAAAGCCCGCGCCCAACCGCAGATGCGCGCGAAAGTCAGCGACCGGCAGGTCGCCGTCGTCCACAACGCTGGTTTCGATCAGATCCATGCTGGCCTCCTTGACCCGTTCAACGCGCTGACCGGCGCAGACACGCTCCCGCACCGCTCGCACGGAGGGGAGCAGCCGGACGGTGCGGGACGATGGGTCCAACCGGACCTTCCCGCGCGCGCCTGCGCCGCCATCGAACCGGCCCCGACGGGACCGGCCCAATCTCACTCCACGCTTACGACGCGGCGAATTTCAGCAGTTTGATAGCGCTGAAATCGGTCACATCACCGCCCACGCGCTTGGTCGCGTAGAACAGCACATGCGGCTTGGCGCTGAACGGATCGCGCAGCACGCGCAGATCGGGGCGTTCGGCCACGGTATAGCCCGCGCGGAAGTCACCAAAGGCGACGGCATGGGCGTTGGCGGCGATGTCGGGCATGTCCTCGGCGATCAGCACCGGATAGCCCATCAGGCGCGCAGGCTCACCGGCAGCCAGACCGTCCGACCACAGGAAGCGGCCATCGGCGTCCTTCATCTTGCGCACGGCACCGGCGGTCTTCGAGTTCATCACGAAGGCCGCATTGGCGCGGTAGCCCGCCTCCAGCGCATAGACCAGATCGACGATGGCATCCGCCGGGTTGGTGGCGTCGAAATCGCCCGCAGCGCCGGTGGCGACATAGCCCAGTTCGCCCCAGACTTCGGTGCCATTGGCCACGATGTCATGGTCCAGGAACCCGCGCGGCTGATCGGTGCCGGTGCCGCTGATGAAGGCCGCCGCTTCGGCGCGGGCGAATTTCATCGCGATGCGCTCGGCCAGCCAGCCCTCGACGTCAAACGCGCTGTCTTCCAGCAGCCGCTGCGAGGCCTTCGGCATCGCCGACAGTTCGTGCAGCTTGATCGAGATGCGGTCGATGGCCGCGCTGCCCGTCTCGGTGATCGACGACGATTCCGTCTCCCAGCCCGAACCGACATCGCCGTGATCGACCAGCACATCGAACGAGCCCGCCTCGACCTGCACCACGCTGGCAATCGCGCGGATCGACGCCGAGGCATCGAGAACCGCGTGAATACGGTCCGAGGTCTGCGGATCGACCAGATAGCCGCCTTCCGAATTGACGGCGGTATTCAGCCCCTTGCCCTCAAGCACAAGGCCGCGCAGGCCGTCGTCGTCGCCCTGACGCAGATAGGCGTCGAACGCCTTGAGGTGCAGGCCTTCGCCCGCGTCAGCCTGTGCCAGCACGGGGCGGGCGGTTTTGGTGGTGAATTTACGATCCAGCATGGTCAGTCGCTCGTCCTGTTCTTTCAGAGTGCCCATCATATCAGCGCGGAAGGTTTTGATTTCCGTCACGAAACCCTCCAGCGCCTTCGTCACTTGCGTCGCCTCGCCAATGGGCTGCCGCGTCGCGCTTTTCTCCTGGCTCACAGGGCCGGGAAACTCGCTGCTCATCGCATCCATCCTTTCATGGTTGCCACTGCGCGGGTTCCCTCGGGCAACCCGCCCCCACCGCGCTCCCCGAAGGGGGCACGTGTCTCACCTAAAATCGGAAACGCCTCAGCGACTGAGCGCCTCACGCGCCGCCTCAAGCGCCCGCGCCAGCTCACCCATAAAACCGGCGTCGGACTTGGCCGAAACCCGCGCGTCGGGCAGCATCGGAAAGGTCACCAGCGACACTTCCCACAGCTCCAGCTCGATCAACTTGCGCCCACCGTCGGGCAGCTTTTCCGCCCGGATCGTGCGGTAGCCAATGCTCAGCCCATCAACCGCCCCCGCCGCCATCAGCGCCGCCGCCTCGCGGCCCTTCTCGACTTCGTTCAGCAGGCGGCCCTTGACGCGCAGTCCGTGCGCATCCTCGACCACCTCGTCCCAGACACCAATCGGCTGGCCCTGATCGTGCTGCCACAGCATGCGCACCCGGCCCGAGGCCGCCTTGATCCGCGCCAGCGACGCGGCATAGGCACCGGGCATGACCACATCACCGCCCCGGTCGCGCACCCCAAAGACCGAGGCATAGCCCGCAATCACCGACCCGTCCGTCAGCGCCAACCCGGCGCCGCCCGGCTGATGAAACTTCGTCTCAAGACCGTGCATCCTGCCTCCTCACATCTGCGTTGCCAGAAAGGCCACCGCGCCATGCACCAACACGCCCGAGGCCACGCCGTACACCGCCAGCCACAGCCGCTTCTCAAGCCGCAGCAGCTCGTCCTCGATGCGACCCAGCCGGTACTCCAGCCCCGCGCGGCGCTCGTCCTCGACGCGCTCCTGCGCATCGATCCGCGCCTGTGCCAGATCGAAACTGTCGTACAGAAACCGCGATCCACCGACTGCCTTGCGCTGCGCGTTCATGCGCCGTCAGCCACAGGGGGCAGCCCCAGCATCGCGCGCTTTTCGGCATCGCTCAGAAAGCCTGCACCCAGCACCCGCTGCCATTGCTGATCCCGCTCGACCGCCAGCGCGGGCACCTGATCCAGATCGGGTTTCAGCGCCAGATCGACCCCGGCAAAACCGGACAGCCAATGCGACAGCGACTCGGCCACCTTGCCCGCCAGCGGCAGCACCGTCAGGCGAAAGAACGCCCGGTTCGCCTCGGCGTAATTGGCATAGGTCGCATCGCCGGGGATGCCCAGCAGCATGGGCGGCACACCAAACGCCAAGGCGATCTCGCGTGCGGCGGCTTCCTTGGTCTTGTGAAATTCCATGTCCGAGGGGCTGAAGCCCATCGGTTTCCAGTCCAGCCCGCCCTCCAGCAGCATCGGCCGCCCGGCGTTGCGCGCACCCTGATGGTGGGTCTCCATCTCGCTCTGCAACCGTTCGAACTGCTCGTTCGACATCGTGCCCACGCCATCGTCGCCCTTGAAGATGATCGCCCCCGAGGGCCTCGCGGCATTGTCCAAAAGCGCCTTGGACCAGCGGCTTGCGCTGTTATGGACATCCAGCGCCGAAGCTGCGGCCTCAATGGGCGACAACCCATAGTGATCGTCCAACGGATGATAGGCCCGCACATGACAGATCGGTGCCGCGCCCTCTCCCATGTGGAAACGGTGTTTGCGCCCGCTCACTGCGTAGTCATACGCCGCCGGCCAGCCGTCCGCGCCCGGCACCACGCTCATCCGGTCCGAGCGCAGCACATGCAGCTCACCCGGCACGCCCCCCTCCGCTGCGGCCACCGCCTCCACATAGGCGTTGCCCGACAACAGCAACTGCGCATAGATCGCCTCAAGGAACTCGGCCCGCCCCTGCGCCGGGTTCGGACGGCGCAGCAGCGCCAACAGCGGGTGCTGCTCGTAGCGGCGCTCGCAATCTTGCAAAACCAGCGGCAGCGCCGCCGCCGCTTCCGAGATCAGCCGCACCACGCGAAACCCCACCGGGTTGCCCTGAAACCCGGCACGGGTCAGCGACACCGTATCGCGGGCGGTCCAGCGCGGCTGGGTCGTTCCCTGCATCGCCGCCATGCGGCCCACACCCCCAGCCGTCAGCGGGCCAACGGCCGAGGCCTTGGCCTCGGGTGCTCCCGACGGCTTGCGAAAAAGATCGAACAT